GATTTTGTCACCGAACCGGGCGCTGGCGGGATCGTCACGTTTTACGAATCGGACCGAACAGACATCGACCTGATCGAACTGGCAACCCTAAAAGAACGCCGCCCTGATTTGCTCAAAATTATAGAGTCCAATGTCAGGGCAGAAATAAACCAGGAGGTAAACAAGAAAATGGAATTGGAAGCAAAAGTAAAGGAGCTGGAAGGCTCCGTCGAATCACTCACCACGGAAAACACCGACCTGAAGACCAAGATATCCGAGGCTGAAAAGGCTCAAGCAAAAGCCACTGCACAAGCCGCTATAAAAGAGGCTGTGGAAAAGGCCGAGCTGCCCGCCGCTGCCAAGGAACAGTTACTCAAGAGGTTTGAGACCGCAGAATCCGCTGACGGAATCGCGGAAGCGATAAAAGCCGAGGCCGATTACATCGCCAAACTCTCCGAGAGTGGCAAGGTCAAGGGTATGGGCGGGGCGAAGCTTGAGAAAGACGAAAAGTCTTTCCGCGAGAGTGTCAAACGTACGCATCCCACATATACCGATGCACAGGTTGATACTTTCTTAGCCGGTAGGTAAACATGGTAGATGGATTTTGGGAGCAAGCGGCAGAGGTTGCGGATAATCCCTATTTGAATGTCTACGCTCAGGCCGGAGAAGAAATATCATCGACCTATGAGGGTAGGCACATCACGATTCAAGAGGTCGTGTTGACGCACGTTGATTTAGGTGGTGGCCTGGTACAGAAAGGCCAGCCCGTAGCTTTCTGGGAAGGCGTAGGGATTGCATTAAAAACAGCTACATCAACAGCTGAAAACATACCTGTTGACACGGAAGGGATTTGGCGCGTATCGGTCGTAAGTGCGGTTGGCAATATTGTAATCGGGCAGTCGCTCTACATTACCAATGCCGGGGTTGTTACCGATGACCCCACGAACGCACAGGCCGTCTTTGGTTACTCCCTCCAGACGGTAACGTTAAACGAAACATCGGTAATAGCCGTAAAAGTCCATTGGATGACCCTTAACTGGATGTGGTTCTTCTGGTGGTGGCTTTACGGACAGCAATCATAAAATTTAGGAGGTATTAAATATGCCAGCAGTATATCTAGCAACTAACTTAACCGCTGGGGATGAAGTCTCTAGCACCTACGAAGGCAGGCACATTACGATTGAAGAAAACCTGATGACTCACCCGTATCATGCGGATGGCCTTGTAGATAAAGGCGATCCTGTATTGATTGGTGATGAGATAGTCGGAGTGGCATTTCAAAGCGCCGTCGCTGCCACTGACCTTATTGCCGTGGATACCGAAGGTATCTGGGCATTAAAAGTGTTTGGTTGTATCAGTGATGGTACGGTTAATGGAGCCGCACACACCCTGTCCATTGGCGACCCCATTTACATCAAGCGCGTTCCGGGAACCGACACCATAATCCTATCAGGACAGGCGGATCCGCAGAATTACAGGCGATTCGGTTATGCGCTTGGTGACGTAACCGCTGACCTGGAAGCAGGAACTGCCGATCTGGTATCCGTAAAGATTCACGGCGCTACGTCGCAGCTCACCAATTCAAAGAACTATGGCGTTTATATGGGCGTCATGAGTGACAACCTGGAAATTGAACTGATAGACCAGAAGGCCTCCGGTCAAAGTGAGGCTTCGGCTCTGGGACTGTTTGTCAAGCCGTCCGACATCATGGCTGCATCCGGGGACAGGATTCATGCTATTAAAGTAAGGCTTGAGGACACCCTGGCCGCGGTTGGTGGTGACCTTCAGGGTATTCGAACACAGGTGCATTGCAATAATGCCGCCGGTGTATGGACTCGACTGTATGGCCAGTACATAGCCATTGCAAACACCGCCTCTGATACTATAACAGAGTCTTTTGGCCTTTCCGTTAATATGGGCGGCGCAGGTGCAGCTCCGGCAATACAGTCAATCTTTCAGTGCATGGGTGATGGTACGCTGGGAACACTCCAAAGTTGGTTCCAGACTGAAATCGCCAGGGGAGCAGGTCTTAAAGCCGATACCACATCGATCAACGTAAACAGGGCCTTTGAAATCCCGATTAACATTGATGGTGTCATCTATTGCATCCCTGTAATCGCTTGGATATAAGGAGTTAAGACATGAACGATCCCGTAATTGATAACCTGAAAAGCCGCAGGGAAAATACTGCAGCCAAAATCAAAGAATTAGCTTACAATCGCCTTCAGCTTACCAGACAAGTTGACGAAATCGACAAGGTCATCGGACAACTTGAAGGCGCTCAAGCGGCTAATACACTGGTCCAAAAGGATATTGATTTACGGGAAACCATAGCAGCCGCCAAAAAGGAAAAGGCGGAAAAACCGGATTAAGCACTAAGGCCCCGTAACTCTTAGCCCGCCGAAAAGCGGGTTTTTTGTTACCCAAAAATAAACATGGAGGTAAATAAATGCCAGAAGAAAGACTTTTTACGGAAACTCTGCGCGAAACCGCAGACTTTCTAACCAATAGAGACCGGGGAACTAGCCCTTCTATGGATCGGGTAATTGAGGCTGACGCCTTAATTTTCGGCGGAGAATATCAAGGGAGGGTTGTACCCTCGCACGTAAGAGAGTACTTAATCCGTGAAGCTCTTACGACTTCCGATTTCCCCTACTTATTCGGTGACGTACTGGACCGGCAGGTGCTGGCACAGTACAAAGCAACCGAATCATCCTGGAGGAAATACACCAAAACGTCTACCGTCCCCAGGCTCGCTCCGCAGGTCGGCGGATACAGGTTTGCCATAACCGGCGGCGATCAGAAACTTGACAAGGTCGCCGAAAAGGGTGAATACCTGGCCAGCGGCCGGGATGAAGCCCGCTATTCATTGTCTGTCTACAAGTATGGCAGGCAGTTCGACATTTCCTGGGAGGCCATTATCAATGATGACCTCAACGCCCTGAAAGACACCCCTATGCGCTTCTCGAAAGCTGCAGTGAGGACTGAGCAGTACACAGTAGTTAATCAGTATGCTGACGATGACGGCACCCATGCTGCAGGGAACCTTTACGACAAGGTTACTGCCGGAGAGATTAACGGCTCGGTAGCACTCTTGACAATCGCCAACCTGGAGGCAGCCCTTGAGGCGATGGCTTCCTGGACTGACGCTGGTGGAAGCCCTATATTCAACCGGGCTAAATACATAGTTGTCCCACCTGCTCTGGAAATGACAGCACGTCAAATCATTACGTCCACAACTAAAATGTGGATTCAGGGGGCTACTGACCTGGCGGGTGCGCCGTCAGTTCCGTATCCTACGACTAACGTGGTCTCACAAATGGGGCTGGAGTTAATCGTAGAGCCGTGGCTGCCAAGTTGCGATGCTTCCAACGGCAATACCGCTTGGTATCTGTTCGCAGATCCCGGCGATATCGCTGCCCTTGAAGCCGGTTTCCTTCGCGGCCATGAGCGCCCGGAGATTTGCATGAAGGCAAGTGACAAAGTTACCATCGGCGGCGGAGCCGTTGGCCCAATGTCGGGCGACTTCGCAACTGACAACGTGTTCTATCGCGTCCGCCATTGCTTCGGCATTTGCGAGCTCGACTGGCGCGCGACTTACGCCGGCGGATTGGTAAGCTAATCAGGTTGGGGGCGGGCGGTTTCTCCGTCCGCCCCGTTTAATGGAGGTAAACATGGGCAATCCAGCGATTGATTTTCCCTGGGACAAAACTAACGTAATAGCGGACACACTTGTTAAAGCTGGTAAATGTGTTCTGCATAATATCACTGTCAACGGCACGACTACAGTCGGACAGATAGATGTATATGATGGCATCGATAATGCAGGTACTTTAATAGCAACGATTCATCTACGCTCTGCTGTCCAGGTATCAATCCAGCCGATAACGTTAAATTACGATTGTGAAATGGATACAGGGATTTACCTGGACGTGACCGATTGGGTCGGGAGTGTCACGGTAACACATAAGTAAAATGGATAGAGAACCGTTAAACTCGAAATATTGTAAGAAGGTTAATTGCCCTCACAGACATGGTAATAAATGCACACTAGAAACGTGCGAACGCACAGGCGGAGACAAATGGGCTGCTTACTTTACCGAACATGGCACCCTTGCGGATGGAGATTCTATCGATGCCTGATCCCCGCATATTTCCTATTGTTGCATATGAGGACACTTTTGCCACTGTCGGCGCGGTATCAACCCTGGTGCGTGCTGGAAATCGACGTCGTGTTTTCTGCCAGTTCGTAAATACTGGAGACGAGGTCTGTTATTTGTCAGAGGGTAATGCTGCGGTTATGGGCAGCGGCGACGCTATCTATCCGTCAGGGGTAGCCAGGATAGAAACAGACAACATGTTCTACGGTGAGATTTACGCTATCTGTGAATCAGGGGACTTGAATTTGGCAATATCAGAGGGAAGCAATTGAAGGTATGGAATTCTGCCTATCTGGCTGACATCGAGGAACAACTTGATGATATCGAAAACCGCCTTATCCTGATAGATGCTGACCTCATTATTATCGACAACGAGGTTGGTCAGGTTCACACGGTCGTTAATGCCATACAGGCAATGATCGACTCCCTGCCAATACTCACAGAGACAGGCGGCACGGTTATAACTGACGGCACCGAGCAGAATGTTTATATTAACGCCGCTCCCGATGGTGTCTACAAGCCTATATGCGTAAAGATAAATTTCACGGCTCAACAAGCTGGTGAAGAAACCATCGTCCGTCTCTATTATGATAACGCCCCGGGCGGAGCCGGTTTATTACTGGTTGACGAACTCACATTTGCAGGGGTGATTGCCCCAGCCATGGTAGTTGTTGACCTTGACCCGAACAGGTATGGAATTGCCGTGACGATTGAAAGAACGGCAGGCGCAGCCAGGGCATATCCCTGGGACGTAGTATATGAGGCAACCCCATGACGGTTCATTATGATGATATAGATGTTAATGAGGACATTCTGCTCGACCTTCCCTTCAGGGAGGGTACAGGAGCCATCACCCAGGATGTCGCCAAACCACATCACTCAGTTGACTTGATAGGCGCCCCAACGTGGACGCCGCTTGCCAGTAATTTAATGACGCTGAACATGGACGGAGCTACGCAGTATCTCGAATGTCAGGGGGCGGACAGCGCAGACCTTGATTTTACTACTCATAGCTATTCCATTTGGGGCTGGTTAAACTGGACAGTAGACGATTTCTCACAGATAGTCATAGGTAGATATGAATTAGACCAGAGCGGTTGGGAACTGTATTTGACTCAGGGGGCCGGAGGCAACTATTTATCACTTCGCCATCACCACGGGGGAACACGGACAGCAGCTTACTCGCTCGGGTGGACACCGGGGGTTGATTGGTTCTTTGGTGTAGTGCGATTTGGTACTGGTGTTTTTATGATTCGTAATGGAGTAGCGGTAACTGTAACAACTAGCGTGGGAGGATTACAGAATCCCGGAACTTGTAACGAGGACTTGGTGATAGGTGCCAGATTCACGAAAGATAATAACTTTCTCAAAGGTATGCTGTGGAGACCGAGGGTCGCTGGAGGATTAGGACTCAACGGGATAATCACACCCAATAGATTCAACCAGGTATATGCTCGAGAAGGAGTTTGGTTTTAATGATTGATTTAATCGGCACTTTAAGACGTATAGCGGCAGCGGTAGGGGACATTCCCACTACTGCTATGAGAGGGACGGATAATGCTTTATTAGCCGCTGATTATACCCCTGAACGCGGTACAGATGGCGCGGCACTGGCCTCTTCCTGGACTGCGGCATTAGCAACTGCATTAACAAACTATACAGCCGCGCGCGCGGCCTATCTTGACGAGCTTGCTGCCGCTAATCTACCGAGTGATGTTGATGACCTATTAAGCGATACTGCTATTTTAGAGCATAAATGGGAATCGCGGACACGTGTATATCCACAAAGCACCCTATCCACGCCGCAAATCACTACCGCTTTAGCCGCCGACACATTTGGAAATTGGGTTGAAGTCATACCTATAGATACGGTTGATTTTGATTATAGACTGCTAGAGGTAGAGATTGAGGAAACTAATCGAGCGGGGGTTTTCCTTCTGCAATTCGGATATTCCACTGTTGATGGTTCCGACCCAACAACGGCACAGATTGTAGGTGAACGAAGAATTAAATTAGTGGGTACTCCTCTAAAACTAGAACAGGCCAGTAAAAACATTTACGGCGGGCACATCCCTACTAATGCGAAACTATGGGCCAGGGTGAAGTCGGACACCGGAACAGTAGACATACTGGATATCAGCGTGATTTTAACCAGGTGCTTACAAACATCTAATCCGATAGCACAACTAACTACATGGCCATGGTCATAGGGAGAATTTATGACAATTACATATGATCTTTCTACAGATATAGGGAAAATAAGGTTAATAATTCAGGACACCGCCGGGGCACGCTTCTCTGATGAAGAGCTGCAGGTTTTCTTGGACTCCGAAGGTTCGGTCAACCTGGCCGCGGCCGCTGCTCTCGAAGCGTGGGCGGCCCACCTTTCGGAGTCTGCCGCCAGTGAGAAAATTGGCGATTATGCCTACACGAAAAAGTCCGCTGAGAATAAGCTGGACCTTGCTGCGCGGTACAGGGAAAATGACGCTAACGCGCCGGCTTTAGATTGGGCGTCCTTTAACTTCACGGACATTGACGAAACTGAGGCGTGCGAATGAGCTATGATTCTCTCCTTGTAAACACCTGCACGATCCAGAGGTATACGGAAGGCGCACAGGATGATTATGGCAATCCCGCTGAGACGTGGGCCGACCTGCATGTTGACGAACCTTGCCGATATAGCGAGCCCAAGAATCGTGAGATAACAGTCGGCGCACAGGTGCTTATCTATGACCTTGACTTATTTGTGGGTAATATTGATGTCACGGCTAGAGACAGGGTTATTTTAAACACCGAGACTTACGAGATTTTAGGTGTTAAGGATCGGCAGGGCATGGCGGCCTCACATCATAAGGAATTATCTATAAAGGTGGCAAAATGAAATTAAGCGCAACATGGGAATTAAATCTCAAAACAGAAGATGCTATGGGGAAGGTACAGAACGCCTATTCTAAATCGTTAAAAGAGGTTGTGGTCACGATAGCCAATGCTGCCATAAAGGGCTCGCCTGTATTGACGGGTAACAATAAGCGCTCAATTGAATATAAATCAGACGATAAGGAAGGTCAGATAAATTCCACATCCGGCTATGGTGGATATCTTGAAACCGGAACGTCCAAAACGGCAGCCCATCCATACTTCCGGCCTGCCCTGGACGCTAATATCGATAAACTCCCCGAGGGTATGAAGGCGCACTTATGATTGACAGCACAAGACAACATCTGTATACTTAGGGCATGGATGACAGCCTTTTAACTTTAATAGACGTGGCCCAATACCTGAATATCAGTATTATGACTGCCCGTCGACTAGCCAAGAGCAGAAAATTGACAGGCTTTAAGGTTGGAAAGGACTGGCGGTTTCAGAGAAAGGATATCCTGTCCTACGTGGAAAGGCAGAAGGGGAAATAATGCCATCGATGGAAAATGTCAGGCGGAGTATTCTTGCAGGGCAATGTCCGTTTTGCGAATCAAAAAAGCATTTTATTGTACCTGCCCACCATATTTCCGTAACACACGGTATTAACCAGCATGAATTACGAAAAATGGCAGGATTAAACAGAGGTACGAGTATATGCGATTCAGATTATGCAGATAAGTGCGCTCAAATGGCAAGGGATAAATCCCTTGAAACGAAAACTAAGTTCCAAAACGCTCGTCGAGCCCTTGGGATATTACCTAATCCACCCTTAAGACCTGAAGGGAAAATAAATCGATCAAATTATTTATTTAATCCTGTAAGGATAGCGCGGTCAGTAATAGTTCTCCACACACCAGAAGCTAAAGCAAAAGCGAAGTTAGCAGCTAAATGTCGCTCACCAAAAATTGTTGAAGAGCAAACACTTAGAATTAAACAAGCACGCAATAGATGGCTTGCTACCAGCACTCCAGAAGAAAAAAAGGAAAAAGGAAGGCAAGCCTACCTCACGAGAATAAAGAATAATGGCCAAGAATATGTCAACCAACAATTTGCCAATATGCGCAAAAATATCCCACATGAAGCCCAGGTGAGAGCAGCGCAACGAGCCGCTGAAGTACTGCGCAAGCCACATCCTTGCTCAGTATGTGATAACACTGTGCTAACTTCCCACAGAGCTACTTGTTCTCCCTCATGTGCAACAATAGCAAAACAAAGAGCGGGAGTAAGTAGTATGAAAAAGATAAATGAGAGACGCTTAAACAAAACAGCCAATTAATATTTAAACACTAATCAAATCAAGCACGGAAGCCCGTCTAAATGGCGGGCTTTTTCTATGGAGAAACAATGATCGACTCAAACAAAGCCATCAGAGATTATTTAGTTACCCAAACTGGGTTGACCGACTTGGTGAGTACGCGTATTTATAACCCCTCCTTGAAGAAGGGCTATACATTACCGGCTATTGCTTACTCCATACGAGGCGGTGACTCAGACGAATATATCCCGGGAATAATTGGCCCATCATTTCAATTTCGCTGCTACGATGATGATCCTATCGATGCGCGAGCTGTTTATAGAGCACTCTATGACGCTCTTCAAGGAATCCAGAACATAACGGTCGGGAGCTATAAGATTCTCTCTTCGAGGGAAGAGGTACAGGGGCAGGATTTAATCGATCCCGATGTCCCTCATCTTTATTATGTCCTGACCTTTTTCTCAATCATGCTCAGATAGGAGGGCTATGAAGAAAAAAGACGAACGCATAATCCCCGCTTCAGACTTTCCCGATCCCGATGAACTCATGCCAACTCCCAAACACAGAAAGGCAGAGATGTTGAAGGAAAACGCCGATCCTTTGAAAACCGAGGAACTTGTGGATAAGGTAGTTTCATTACTTAAACCTGAAACAAAAGACGATATAAAAGATACGTCCCGTGAACGGGCACACATTAATAAGGTAATAACAGGAGGTAAATAATGGCTAAAACAATCGCAAATGTATTAACAGGAGTGGCAACGTTAGAGGTGGGTACGCCCGTGGGGAATCGTGCCGAGTGGTCGGACGAACAGCACCAAACCGGCTCCTACTCGGTGAAACTTTCCAAACTTTCCGGTGGTTATGGGAGCACCAGTGTACAACTCAATGCGACTGGTAATGCCGCTGCACAGACAATAGCGGATTTCGTAGCACAAGTAGCTTCGTGGGGATGGTCTCACTTCCGGCAGGCGGTCAACGCATACTGGGAGCAAATGGAATTACATTTTAAAGATCCAAATTCTGATTCATGGGTTGATGTCACTGTACAGAAAGATGTGATGGCCATGGGGAGCGCATCATGGCAGGCAATGGATTTAGCCGTTGGAGATAATTGTTTCTTCGGCGGTTGGAGTGTATTGGATGGTTCATTCGCTAACTGGACACCAGGGCTTATCAGCGCGCTGGCTGGTGCCGGTGGACTTACAGCCGCAACCCCAGCAGGCTGTTCATTGCAGGATGCTGTCACCCCAGTAACATCATGGTTATTAACCAGGATTAAAATAGAACTCTGGGAAACCGTGCCCCCTGAGACTGGCGGGCATTATGTCTATATTGACGACATTGTGGTTGACGGCGTTACCTATACCTTGGAACCTGGTACTACGGCATCAGCGGCCATAATCCTCGGTGCTCCATTTACCGAGGTCGGCTACACCGAGGATGGCGTAACCATGACCTATACCGCTGACGAAGCCGATATTGACGTTGAAGAGGAAACATTCTCGATTGATAGGGTGCTCACAAAGGAAAAAATTGAGGTCACCTGTAATATGGCGGAGAGTTCCTTATTCAATATCGACAAGGCGATGGCCGGTGCTTTACTTTCAGGTAGTATCTTGAAACTTGGAGGCGGTGTCAATAAAAAGATTACCCTCCAGATACGAGGAACTAACCCTGCCGGCTTTACCCGCGCCGTTCTGATCCCGTCTTGTACCGCTACGGGTGCTGTCGGGATGGCCTACAAGAAAGGTGCGAAGACGGTAGTGCCCGTAACCTTCCAGGCTTTAAAGACTCCCAACGCGGCAGCCGTCACAATAGTCGATAATGCGGCATAATATGAGAAACGAAGAAGATAAAGTAACCCAGGCGCCTTTGATTCTTATCCTCGGAGGCCAAG